ATCAGAGTTTACTGCTAAAATTGAAGCTGTAGCACTAGTATTACCACTTCCATTTACTTGCAACCTAGCTCCCGGACTGTAAGTACCTATACCTACATTTTGAGTATTAGTAACAACAAGTGCAGGATCAGATGTAGTGTTAGTTCCAGCAGTAGAGTTTGTTACAACTAAAGCATAAGTAGATCCAGTATTATTTAATCCAACAATTCTTGCAGTAGTATTAGCATCATATAATGTATTTCCTACTGTTAATCTTCCATCTAAATGTGTTTGTACAGTTGAAGAGTTACCGATACGAGTAGTGTTATTACCAAGTCCACGACCTTCATAACCTATAACTATTTGATTCGTTTGAACAGAGTCTTGCGCCCTAGCATCGTAACCTATTAAAATTGAGTTAGCTATTCTTGGATTAACTATGTTTGTTCCATAAGAAACATATCTTCCTGCGTTATAACCTGTAATAATATTATAAGAACCGATTCTATTTGCATACCCTGCATTTTCTCCAGTAAAAATATTAAAACTACCAGTAGTGTTCAATCTACCAGCGTTTTGACCTTGGAATAAATTGCTAGTACCTGTTGTGTTTGAAACACCTGCACTAGAACCTTGAAATAAGTTATTACTTCCTGATGTATTAGCGTAACCTGCACTTGCTCCTTGAAAGATATTATTACTTCCAGTGCTATTAACATATCCAGCACTACCGCCTTGAAATATATTATTACTACCTGTAGTATTAAAATATCCTGCTAAAAATCCTTGGAATATGTTAGAATATCCAGTTGTATTAGAATATCCAGTTCCTCCTCCTTGAAATAAGTTATAATATCCGGATGTATTTGAAAATCCAGATAAAAATCCTTGGAATATATTAGAGTAACCAGTAGTATTTGATTGTCCTGCATTAGCTCCTTGAAATATGTTTGAATACCCTACCGTATTAGATTGACCCGCGCTTGTTCCTTGAAATATATTATTGTAGCCTGTAGTATTGAACCTACCAGCTCTATAACCTTGAAACATATTATTATTACCAGTTGTATTGTACTGACCAGCTTCTACACCCTGCATAACGTTAGTATTAATACTACTAAGTCTTTCTTCATATACTATAGTTCCACTGTTATTTTTTCCAACAAATTGAGGACTTCCGGGTGAAATAGCTTTTAAAGAAGCAGTAACTGTACCATTAAAGTCTGCAGTTGGTGTAATTACAAGAGCAGTTGCGGATATGGGGCGTGGTCCAAAACTTATACTTGTATTAGAATTAATAGTAGCTGCAGTATATCCTCCAAATGTAACAGTTGCAGTACCAGCAGTTCTTCCTGTTACTGTCACTACAAGTTGATAATAAGTAGATGTATTTGGAGTAAATGTACTTGTAAGTGCTGTTGTTAAACTGTCATGTTTATAACCAGTTGCAAAACTAGTACCTGTCCATCCAGACCCAGTGCCTGTAGTTAGTAGTTCTGTACCTAATACACCTCCATCATAACTAGTAGTTGGATTTTGAAACTCTACATCACCAATTACATCTAATTTAGAAGTTGGAGTATTAGTACCTATACCCAATCTTGCATTGGTGTTATCCCACCATAAATTGTTATTACCAGTAATAGAGTTTGTACCATTCCAGAATGTTACTTGTCCTGCTGTACCAGATCCTGTGTTTAATGTACTTGATGTGTTTAATACTCCACTTGTTATTGATAGTCCTGATCCTAATGTTATTTCTCCTAAATCTCCATCTGCATCTGCTCCAACTATTCTTGTAGGAGTGTCCGTAGTAAGGTCTGTAATTCTTGCTTCACCTGCTACGTGGAGAGTTCTTGATGGTGTTGTTGCACCGATACCAAGACTACCTCCCAAGTAGTTATTAGCTGTACCTGCACCATACAGTCCGTATCCACTACTGTTTGACCATTCTATTGATCTCCAATCCGCTGCACTCCCTAGTATTGGATCTACGTGAAAGCCTCTCGTTATGCCGTTAGCTCCTCCACTTTGAGTTATTGAAGGTCTAACGGTAAAAGCCGAGTAAGTAGCATTACCACTTGTTGGAAAAAAATTATGTCCAAATCTAAAAAAAACGTGGTTGCCGCTTGTTTGAGTGAAGTTATTACCTGCAAAAGCAAAAGCGCCATTAACAGCACTATTTGCGCCTGTGTAATTATAAAAAGAAAGGTTAGTGCCTGCCGGGTCCGGAGTTCCTGGGTCAGTAACAAATGGAAACGCATAAGTAGAAGCTGTAAATGAATTTCCAAATCTTAAATAATTTATTGATGTGTTTAGATCATTCCTAACCCTTAGTAAATTTACTCCATCACTATTTTGAACAGTTAAAGCTGTTGAAGCGTTTGTATTTCCGCTACCGTTAATCTGCAATTTAGCTCCGGGACTATATGTTCCAATACCTACATTACCATCATTTCGGACCACCAAATTAGGATTTACTGTTGTACTAGTAGCACCATCAGAATCAGTTACTACTAATGAGTAATTAGATGTAGAAGCATCAGCTCCTACTATTCTAGCAGCTACTCTTGAATCATAGAATGTATTACCTATTGTAAGTCTACCATCTAAGTGAGTTTGATTAGTATTTGCACCAGATCCAATTCTTGTTTTATTAGAACCTAAACCTGCTATACTAACACCAATAACAGTTTCATAAGAAGAAGAATTTGCAAATGCCGCACTATTATAGCCGACAAATATAGAGTTACTTGTACTTGTAAGTGCTGAATTACCAGTAAATGTAGAACCTGCTATGCTTCCTAAAAAAGTATTATTAGAACCTGTAGTTATATTATTTCCAGATAACATTCCAATTCCAACATTATACTGTCCAGAAGTAACATTATTTAAAGCAGAGTAACCTACAGCTACGTGTCTTTCAGAAGTTTGAGTTTTATTAAGCGCAAATTGACCAATTGCAATATTATAACTAGCAGTAGTACCAAGAGCAAGAGCGTCATAACCAATAACAACATTACCGGCTCCTGTAGTAAGATTAGGAGATGCTGATCCAATCGTTACATTATTTGCAATTGAAATCCCAGAGTTAAAAGCATTTCCAGTTGTTAAAGCAACATTTGGACCAGCAACAAGATTTGAATTTGTAAAAGGACCGACACTTACTAAAGAATTACTTATAACAAAAGATCTAGTACCATCTTTAGTAAAGTAATTAGATGTAAGATTAGGAATAGCTGCTACAGGATTTGTATTTACAGGGTTAGGAATAGGATCAATAGAAGAATATGTAAAAGAAGTTGCTGTATTATTAGCAATTGTAGCAATCAAAGTTCCATAAGAAGCATTTTGAGGTACAATAGATTTATAAATTCTTCTACCTACTACAGTAGGATTTGTACTAACAGGTAAATTAAATGTTACTGTTTTATTTATTGTATCAGTAACAGCAGTTATTGTATTAGATCCTTCAGTACCTCCAAAAGCGTTATAGTAAGTAACTTTAAAATGGTGAGTACCGGGTGTCATATTACCTCCTGCACTAACAACTACACTTGCTTGATTTAATACTGGAGCTGTTACTGTTGTAACGTTATATCCAATATTTGTACTAACACCATGATCAGCAGTTGTACCTTGAACATCTAATCTAGCACTTGGAGTTGTAGTGCCTATACCAGTACTACCTGCAAAATAGTTTAAAGCATTAGTATCTTCTGCATAAATACTATACGGAGTGTTTGTTTGAGTTCCTGTTGTTATATCACCAATGTAAAGTCCGTAAGTATTTGTTAAAGTACCACCTGTGTTTTCTAAATCCCTAACTCTTAGTCCATAAAGATTTGTAATTGTCCCAGTTCCAGATTTATTCATATTAGCCTCTACAGCAGTTGCATTTGTAATTGCTCCAGTAGAAGATGATTGTACATCCCCTGTTAGCCCTATAATATTTGACCCTTGACCCGCTGTTATTACTCTTGAACTAAAATATCCAGCAGTAAAATTATTAGTTGTTGATGTATTGTTATTTGATAGAATAAAATTAAAAGCTCTTGAATTTCCAAAAGCAGTAGTACCACTATATGTTATTTCTGATCTAATAGCCCCAACTACTGAATTATTAGGAGAAGTAGAAGCAGTAAAATTACCTGTTAAATTTAAGTGAGAGTACTGAGAATTACCAGTTGTAAATGATCTATCTAAACCAATAATAGCGTTACCATCTACTTCCAGTTTAGCCGCAGGAGAATTTGTACCAATTCCTATGTTACCATCATCTAAAACAGATAATAGATTAGCAGGAGTAGCTGCTCCGTTTTGAACTAGTAATGCAGTAGTAGAAGATGTAGTTCCAGTACTTCTTACTTGTAAATGAGCAGTAGGAGCTGAAAGTCCTATTCCAACAAATCCAGATCTAAAAGTTGCAGCATAATGATTTGTTGGCGCAGTAGCAAAAGAAGGATAGTAATCAAATCCAGTATAAGTAGTAAGAGCGTGTCTTATTACTGGGTCTGTACGTATTTGTGTATAAGAAGTTAAAGTTCCTGCAGGACTTTGCAAATCTGAGAATATTCTTAGTCCAATAAAAGAAGCTGAAGCTGTTCTGTTATTTAAAACTCCTGTGTTAAGTTCAATCCCAGCTACATCATTTGAATTATTATTAGTACCTGATTTTATATATAAAGTTCTATTAGCACCCGGAGATGCAAATCCTTGCCCTGATGTTGATACATTATCAGAAAATCCATTAAACTGTATGGCTCCTACTACTATTCCTGAATTACCAGTATTTGCTGACCCTAAATAAATTAATCCAGCATCACTTGTAAGACTGTTAGATCCATTCCAATAAGCAATCCTTCCAGTAACACCTAAACCAGTAACTCCACCTGCACTTGAAATAACTTCAGATATAGGATGAGATTGTAATACTCCTGTACTAGATGTAGAGAGAACATTAACAGGGTTTCCAGTAGAGTTTAGGGTATTTGGATAGTTTTGTAAACGTACTGATCCGGTAGTATGTAATTGATCTGTTGGAGCATTTGTTCCTATACCCATTCTACCACCTACCCATATAATGCCTGTTGTATCGAGAGTAGAAGTAGTGTTATATTGGGATAGATAGTTTACTACTCCATTTCCTGTTAACCCTCCTCCACTTGTTACTATGGAAGAGAGGGGGACTGTCCGAACAGACTGATTATCATTTTGAAGTGAAAGCTCTAAATTTGCACCATTTACTCTAAATGTGTCAATTTGTTGCAGCTCATTTGTATTTGATAAATCAATAGTACGTGCTTCCCATCTACTATTAGCAGCTATCCACACTAGAGCTTGGTTATCAGAAGGAGAAGGAACATACACATTGTGAAGCTCATCTAACTCATATCCATTCTGAATCTCTACAAATATAACACCATTAGTAGCGTGTTTGCGGACACAGAATCCTATCATTACACCGTGATTAGGAGCAATAGGACGTACGGCAGTCATAGCACCAGCAGTATCCGCAGATAACCATACTACCTTACCCTCAGTAAGATTAGAAGTGTTGATATTCCGTACTAAGCCGAATGTAGTTGTGAATGCTTTATTGCCGCCAGTAGATGACTCTGTCATAAGACCAAAAGTAACAGCTGATGTAGCTTCAGAGTTAGCTTGTGCGTATCGTACTGTTTTATTCTGACCATCAGATCCTACAAGATAAACTACTTTACCATTATCTAATCCAGAATTGTCAGCATGCTTTACGAGGGATACTTGCTCTTGACCTAGCTGTAGAGTAACATTACCTCCTTTAAGTCCTAGGTCTAGAGTACCATCAGTATCATTCCATCGTAAGATTCTTTCACCTCCTGATTGAAGTGGGTACTGATAAAACTGAACTCTATGAACTGTATCTAGCTGAGTAGTATCTGCTACGGTAATAACTTCACCAGTAAGAGTTCCGCCTACTTCGAGCTTTTTAAATATGTTATTATTAGATACGTATAAAACATCATTGACGCCTGATGTGTCTATTCCTAATTTATAAATAGACGAAGGTTGATTAAGTAGAGAAGTATTAGTAAGTAGTATCTCTTTATCAGTTAGCCATTGTGTACCATTAGAGTAGAAGAGTTGTCCTACTGAGTTTCTCCAAGTTTCACCACTATGTAATGAAGCTGAGTAAGCAGGAGGAGTATCTACTGATCCTATGTAATCAGTTATTTCTTCAGCGTTATTAACGCCTATCTGTATCTTTAATCTAAGATCGTTTAATATGCCAGTAGCTAAATCTTGCGGTATGCCGTCAGGCGGAACAGGGAGTAAGTTAGGATCCGATACCGAAACTACTGCCGCCCTGCCAGTGGGAACATAACTCACTGTAGAAGATTCGTCAACTAACACTACTTTAATATAAGAATAATTCTGAGTAGTAATAGATTGAATAGGTAGAGAGTAAGTAGTAGGACCATCCTGAAAATAAACAAGATCACCTACTTGAACATCTAAACCTGAATATTCTGTAGTGGAATGAAACACTGCACCTTCAACTTCAAAAGTACTAGAAGTAACATTGTTAGAAGCTAAAATGTCAAATACTAAATTCAAGTCGGTTAAAGTAGCTTGAGAATATAGTAGTGAGCTGGTTAACAGTAGAAGTAACGTTAATATTCTTTTCATCTTAAAAATTTACTTTTAGTGCCCAGTGAGTAAAGGCGTTTAGATTTATTACTCTAACCTTAGTAGAAGACGTAGTAGATTCTATTACTTGAATTAAAGGAGAGTTATCTATATCATAGTTGTACGCAATAGATGTAGTAGGAGCTGATCCATTACCTCTATTGATCTTAGTAACAGTTGGGAAGTCATCTATGAAAGATGTAGGAATAGAAATAGTAAAATGATTACCTACTGCTAGATCTTCCATAACACCATTAATCCGTGCAGATATTAGTGTTACACCGGTAGGTATATTGAATGTTCCTACACCTGCTGATTTTGTAAATGTTATTCCTTCTGCTGTAGCAGTTACTATACAATCAGATCCTGCTGAATACCTAAATAGTGTAGAAGTTCCTGTACCTACTGTACCTTTATAAACTTCACCTGTAGTGTCATCTATAAACAGTGTTTTAGAAGTTGATCCAGATTTAATACCTTCTAAGAAATGTCCATTTTGATTAACTTTAAATTTCTTAGTAGATATAGTATCTGTAGAAGTTAATTCTGCTGTTTGATTATTAGGTATAAATAATCCAGCTTTTAAATCGGAAGTAGCTCTTTGAAGATATGTTAAAGTATCATCCGGATCTAATCTAACTTCAGCATACTGATTACCAGAGCCGTTAATTTCAGATCTAAGTAGAGCACCAGATGAAGTAGAAGTAGTTAATGATAACAAACTACGAGCATTACCAGATATATTATTATCAGCTTCTAATGAAATTAATGAAGCATCTGCTAGTGCAAGATAATTAGTAAAGCTACCAGATATAACAGTATTAGTGTTTAAGTTGCCACCTAATCTAAATTTATCAGAGGCTGTGCCTGTACCGACAATACCATTTTCAGAATTACCTCCCGTAGATTGAATTGCGGTTTCGAGATATTGAATCGCGGACTTAATAGATTGATTATCAGGTATTAGAGTACCAGTGAAAGATCCTAAATGATTAGTAACTACACCTGCTAGAGTAAATAGATTTTCTACTTGAAGTTCTAAAGTATCTAGATTAACAGGTTGAGTAATAGTTATATTGTTTAATTTTGCTTTATCAGCAGGTAATAACAACCCGGCATACTGTGTAGTAGCCTCTGGTATTACAGCATCAGTACCAGTATCAGAAACTACAGTACCATTAGTAGTACCTAACGTATATGATAGGTTAGTAATACCCCCTCCTCCACTACTCTGCATAACAGTTACTATAGCATCATAAAGATTAATGGAATCGTTATATACAGCAACTCCTCCTAAAAATTCATTTAAGTTATTTTTTCTAGAGGCATTTAATGGAAGGGCATAAGTTTTTATTTTTTCTATAGTAAGCATAGTATATAGGTATAAAAAAAGGGAAGAAGTGTAAAACTTCTTCCCTCATTGTATATATTAAAGATTAATCATTGCCCCATTGTTAGACAATCCAAGCATAGTTGTAAACCAAGAGTCCAAAGTAGATCCCAATGATCCAGACAAAGAAGTAGGAACTGAGATGATTGCACGCTTACGGTATTCAACAACACTAGCAATATCTACTGCATGATTGTTTTGGTGAAGAACGTTGTACACATCGTATGTTCCATTTTCTACGAACAAGTTAGGATAGCGTACATATGGATCCAAGTCGTGACGGAGTGAGTACTCGCGTTGTGCCTGAGTAGCTCCGTAGAACAGTTCAAGTTGACGAGCAAGACCCTGACCTTCATCAGCGAAAGACAATTTAGCATTTCTAACAGCAGAAGTAAATCCTCTAGTAAGAGATACTACCATGTCAACTTTGATTTCAGGAATAAAATCAACATAAGCTTCTACTTCATCCAATGCAACTAGCATTACGATATCTTCAGAGTTAAGACCTGCATTAGCAATATTAACTGGTACGATTTCCCAAGTCAAGGAAGCGATAGCAACACCTGCAGCAGCTACAGCGGCATTCTTAATAGAAGTTGCCATAGCATCAGTCAATACGATGTTGTGTGTTTGTCCTTGGTAAGTGAATGTAGGTACAGAAGTACCAGCAGTGATTGGAGAACCACCACCGATATTCACACCAGTAACACCAGCACCTGTAGAGTTAACCAAGAAAGCTACAACTGGATTGTTACCAGCGAAACGCTTAGTAACACCAAATGCTCTAGAGTTACGATTGATATCGTAAGCAATAGTAGTAGCGATGTAGTCAACCTTCTGAGCAGCTGTGTAAGAAAGAGCAGTAAAGTCAGGAGTAGTGATAGAAGCTCTCAAGTAACCATTCTCTTGTGTAGAAGTGAACTCTTGAGCACGACGACCACGGAACTGGATAGCCAATTCGTAAGTAGTGTTATCAATTGCATTGATAGCATTAGCTTGACCTGATGTATTACCGATCACAGTAACTGCATGAGACGGTGCGCGATATGCCTGCTTAGTAACAGAAACTGGCTGACGGAAGTCAACAGATCCAGTTGTACGGTATGTCAAAGCTCCAGGAAGTGGGTATTTAACAGTAGCAGTTTGGACGTTAGCAGAGTTAGCAGTACCTTGTACAAAAGCTACTACTGGGCTTTCAGCCATAGTTGGTGTAACACCAGCTACAAAGCTGTTAAGAGCAAGAGAACCTTCCAAGCTTGCAGAAATAATACCAAGCTGGCCATTGTTCAAACCAATGTTACCTTGTGCATTAACAAGTGTTCCTTCAGTAGGAATAGATGTTTGGCCAGCAAGTGCAGTTACAAAAGATTCAAGCGGACGTTTGTTTGAATTAATCATTCGTTATTAAATAGTTTTTCTTTTTTGAGTCTGATATACTCAGGATTTTCAATGTTAAGTGCAGCTACATTAGCAGCTATGTCAACAATCTCTAAATGAGTATGTTCAGGAAACTCAAGCGTCGTAGGAGGATAAATAATCCCATCAATGTATGCGTACCCTCCATATGATACTTTATTTGGTAGTTTTAAGTATTCTATATATACTTTATTTATAGTACCAGATTTAGGATACATATATATAGAAGTAGAATTAGAAGCAGATGATTTACCAAAGTTGTATGGTATAGCATCCTGAGATGCAGAATTGAACGGATCTTTTAAAACATCATTTAGATCGTCATGCTGTACAAATTTTAGCGGAATGCTCTTTACACAGTCTGACTCCTGAACTTCTGCGTATATGCGAATTAACGAATAGTATTCGTACTTCAGTAGAGAAAGATCAACTTCATTATTCGTTGGAATAAGAGGCTGTTGTTCAGGATATTTTATAACTAATGTTGATAGATCATCAGTTCTTTTCTGGGTAGCTTCAAACCCTCTTTGTTTTATATTAGATGTCGAAGACCTCGTTTTAAGGAATATTAATTGAGCTTCATTTAATAAGTAATCAATCTCACCCCTATTAAAGTCAGTCTGTGAATTGGAATCAATCCTATCCATCGACATCTTAAAAGCGTAATGAAGTTCACTAATTGTCATTAGTTTTTAGCTTTAATCATTTCAAGCATATCCTCAACCTCTACGGATTTTTTAGGATCTAAAATAAAATCAACAGCTTCTTGATACCTATTACCAATCTCTATCACACCTTTAGGTGAGAAGAAAGTATAAGTTCCTCTTTTCTCAGTAACAACGTTATTATCTAGCGCCTGTTTAAGAATATATCGTGCTTCGAATTCTTGACGACCATCAGCGGTATCAAGAAGATTAGCAACATTTAAGAACCTATCAATGTTAGAGTTAGCAGTAAATGACGAGTTATTTATAAACTCGTATAGTGTATTTGACACTTGTTCAGAGCTTAAAGTAGATTTTGTAGTAGCAAGGTCAAGCAGTGAAGTAATCTTGCGCTTGATAGGATCTGTAAGCTCAGAATCAGCAAGCTTTTTAAATGCAGATAACTTAAGTGAGTTACGGCGGCTTTTGAGTTCTTCAGCTTCATTTTCCAATGCTATGTAGTGAGTAGCTTTTGGCCAAAGGTTATTACGCCACTCTTTCTCAGAATTAGCTACTCTAGAGGAAGCAAGTAATACATAGTACCCAAGCTCGCCTTCCATAGTATCTAAATCAAATACTGTACAACCATCATTTAATCTCCAAGAGAACTTTTGAAAAAATGTTAGATCTTCATCTTTGATAGAATCACCTTTCATCCAAGGTCTATTAGTGAAATAACCTTTTGGCTTCATCCACTTAGTTTCCATCTTATCTTGTAAGGTTAGAGAATTACCTTTTTCATCTTTCTTTTGAACTCCGTCTTCAACCCACGGAGTATAGGATATATAATTAGCTAGTCCACCTAATTTGGGACTATACAATGCCATGAAAGTATCTTTAGCTTGACCAACTTTAATCTTCTTCAACTTCAACCCTGAAGAATCTGATGTCCAATCATGTAAACCAAAAGCGCTCTCTCGTGGTATGGAATAAACAAATACTAAACGTTTTCGCATATAAAATTATTAATAATTTACATCATAGATAAATTCGCCCATAGAAGAAGCATCGCGGATCATAAGACCAGCAGTACCTTCACAGAACACGTCATAACCAGCAGTTAGAGCAGATACTTGTCCGCCTTTTACTGGACCTGTTGGAGTGTGAGTTCCTGCGCGGAATCCCCAACGGTAAGAGTCTTTAACTTTCAAAATTGCCATGTTTGGCTGTCCTTCTGTAGAACCTAAGTTCAAGAATGTCATACGAGCAGAATCAACTGGCAAGTTAGGATATAGTGGGTGCATGATCTTAGAATACTTACGAGAGTCATTCATAGAGTTCAACATCATATTTACCTGTAAACCGTGTGGTCCATTGTAACGTGTGAACTGTGCACCAAATGCTAAGTGTGGAGTTGATGTATCGGAAGAGATCTTGTTAATGAAGTTAGAATCTACTGTCAAGTAACCGTTAGATACAGAGACAAGTGCATCGTGGAACAACTGTGCTCCCAATGTACCAGTTATTGCAGTGTTGATGCGCTCTGTTTCAGACACGCGTGTAACCTGAATATCCAACAAGAAATCTTTCAATTGGGAAATAGAAAGAGGGCCATTGTAGTATTGCAACCATGAATCTTTTAAGTATTCACGAAGACCTGGACCAGTTTTCTTCCAGTATCCGTTAGCAGCAGAAGAAGTGTGTTTTTTACCGTACACCAATTGAGCTTCAATAGAAGTGTAGAGTTCATTCCACATTTTAGCTTCAGCCATTGGAAGGAAACGACGAGCTGTTACTGTTTTACCATTCTGGTCAGTGTACATAAATGTTACACCAATGCGACCTTCTTGGCGCCAAGCTTTGTCAGTTACAGTGTACTTCTGTGCGAAAGCACCTACCTGTGACTCAAGCTTGTAAGAAGATGGATACTGCTGAGTACCAAACTCAGAGTTCATCTCGGAAGCAACTGAAGTCCACACTTTAGAGAATTCTTTACCTACTTCAAACATAGAAGCTGGTACAAAAAGTGCAGGGTTATCAGTCTGAAGTTGAAGAGTGTAGATAGTACCAGTTCCGTCAGAGAACTTATCTACTACTGCAAGAGGATATTCGTTATCTTCGCCCATCAATACATCAGGAGCAGAGAAATAGTCAAGATCCAATTTAACGCGGATCAAAGTTTTGTTGATACCAGGTGTTGTGTTAGAAGACTCAAGGTTTTCTACTACGCGTGCAGTTTTTTCTTCTGCACCCTGGAGATACCAGCGGTAAATTTCATCGTCAATTTCAATTGTACGACCTGCTTTACCCATAGTAAGGTTGGCAAGGAGTTTGCCAGTGTAAAGATTTGTCTTTGAGGAGAAGATCTGTGTGATCTGATTTTCGAAAACGTGTGGACGAATATCGTAAGTAGCGCCTAGGTACTGAGAATCAGTAAAGTTTCCGCCAAAACCGTCATAACGTTTGATAATAAAACTACTTTGAGGATAAGCCATATATTATTGTTGCATCCATTTATCCCAATCAAAATCTTCATTACTCTTAGATGGAGTAGGAGACCCTGATTTAGGAACTGTTAATTTAGAGTCTAGCAATTCTCGGAATGATTTTGCAGCCTCACTTTTGAATTGTTTTTTTAGTCGTTCAAAATTAAAACCATTATTAGAGTTATAATCAGCTAGTATATCAGCTAATTGTACTAAGTGTTTAGGGTTTGATAATATATTAGATAAAGCTAAGTTAAACTCAGATGTGTAGCCTTGTTCTGTTCTGACAGGCGATAATACAAAGTTCTTTACTCTGTCCTGTCTTTTAGGTTCTTGTATGCTAGCTAACTCTTGTTCTATATTTTTTCTTTGCTCCTCTAATGCTCTAGCCTGTTCTACCTCAGCAGTCTTAGCTTCTTGCAATAGCCTAGATTGTTTATTCTTTCTATCTTCTTCTATTTCTAATAAAGCTTCTTGTGCAGCTTCACGTAAAGAATTTGACTCTTCTAGTCTATTAATAAGCTTTTCAATTTTTTCATCACTGAAATTAGAAGTGAGTTTCCATTGCTCTTTAACTATAAGCTTTTGAGAAATAGGATCTTCTAAGTCAATATTATCAAAATCTAAAGGTCTAGAATAACTTAAAAACTGATCTATATCTTTTCCACCAGCTAATGTATATTCTAATAAGGGTTTTAGGTTTTCTGGAAGTGCTTCCCAGAATTGTTGTTTCACTTTGGTTTCCAGATTATTTCTAGTTTGATGAAGAGCTGTCTGGATATCTTCAGCCGATCCTGTAAATTCAAAATCTTCATCCGTAACTAATACGTCATTATCTTTTAAGAAATTAAAGTATTTTACGGCATCATCGTCAATTACTATTCCGTCATCTTTTGGTTCTTGTTCACCACCTTGACCATCTATTGTATCACCAGTAGGATCACCACTAGGATCTTCAATATTATCATCATTTAATTGTGGATCATCAATATTATCAAAATCATCCGGTATCATGAAATCATCTAAATTCATACAAATTTATTAATTAAGTTTAAAATTTTAAAAGAAAAAAGTCAATTATTTTTTAGTTTTTATAGCTCTATTTTTAATATCTTTTTCTTTTATATCTAATTCGCGGTCTTTCAACCTTATTTCTTCTCTAAATCTCTCCACTTCTAATTGGTCAGGGAATCCGTCTTTATCTATATCTTGATCCTCTTTAAATTTGAAAGAATCAATCTGTGCAACTAACACCTTATTCTCGAGAGTTTTATCAAGCTTAATTAGTTCAAACTCTTGTGCTTGACGCTGAAGTTCAGCTTGGGATTCAAACTGCTGCTGTTGTAATTGCTGCTGCATTTCATCAGCTAATTTTTCAGAGTTCTTAATTTGCTCTTGAAGCTCGGACATAGAAGTAGCTTTCATCATCTTAATAATATCAGATAATTTAGCTTTATCATTCTGGAGTAGTGCTTGTGAAAGACCTCTTAATTCTTCAAATGTTCTAGCGTCTTTAGCAGAGGATGTTACAAATATACCAAAGTCAGACATTAATAAATCTTCTTCATTAATCTGGAGAGTTTGTACAGATGCGTCATCAAGAACTATTTGAAAATTAGATTTTCTATTCTTAAGATTATCTACTGCAACTTTTAAGAAAGAATCTAGTATAGATTCCCATAATCTATCATGAGGCTGAAGATAAACCTCGGTAATCATAGAAGATAAAGCAATAGAGTTTTGAGCATTTGTAACAGCCTGATTAGGCAGAATCTGTCCTTCACGCTCTTTAGGTATACCCGCAATATCAGAGATTTGTTGATCTATGGCAGCTAGCAGCTGAATATAGTTCATAATATTATTAGTGGTAGACATATCTATTCTACCAGTAACTTTACCAGCTCTTTGCGCTGCTCCAGGCTCTTGTGCATTCTGCAGGGACGAGTAAAAATCTATGTTCATCTCTGTTAAATAGAATAGAGTTTTCTCAAGTCCTATCTTAGGATCAATCATAGATGTATCAAGAGGAAATATCGGTCCCTTATCTTGCGCAATAAGCTTTTTAAGCTTATGCACAATAATAATATACATGTACGCAAAAGGCTTCATTCTATCCATAATAGAGATAGCAGGGGCATTAGTAGATGAGTATATTAAACCGTGATAGCCTAATCTAACTATGTAAGGATCATCCATAGATCTAAACTGCTGCTTTTTAGGGCCAATACGAGTGTAGATATTATCACCTATTCTAGTTCCTTCCCATACTTCTTGAACCCATGACCATCTTAAAGAGTATATCATATCATTCTCTTCCCAGAAGTAG